GAAGTGATTCTCAATGAACCTGATGATTTTCTCAAGGTTCGTGAGACTTTGACCCGTATCGGAGTTGCATCCCGCAAGGAAAAGAAGATTTATCAATCTTGCCATATTCTTCACAAACAAGGTAGGTATTACCTTGTCCACTTTAAAGAATTGTTTGCTTTGGATGGCAAACATGCAAATCTTACACAAAATGACGTTCAGCGTCGTAATCGTATTGCTCAATTGATTGCAGATTGGGGCCTTGTAAGTATTGTTGATGTCAGTAAAATTTCTGATATTGCACCACTGAATCAAATCAAAGTCCTTGCCTATAAGGACAAGGGTGATTGGATTCTGGAGACTAAGTACAATATTGGTGCCAAAAAGAAGCGTACTGAAGAGGAAACCGAATAAAAAAGTGGGGAGAACAACACTCCCCATTTTTTTATGTTCTCCGATATATACTAATGATGTTGCCTTCGGGGACATTATTAACTTACAGACGCTTTAAGGAGGTCTATCATGTTCGGAACAAGTTCGATTACTTATTCAGTACCAGAAACTGCTAAGTATCTATTAGAAATTCAAAAAAATAGTATTGGATTGGATGAGTGGTTTAAAAGGTTTGATACTGCGTATGAGACGCATACTAACTATCCACCATACAATCTAGTCAAAGAAAGTAGTGTTGATTTCCGATTGGAAATTGCACTTGCTGGATATAAAAAAGAAGATATTGAAGTTACTACAGAATGGAATAAATTATTTGTTGATGTGAAGAAGGTCAGTGATACTGATGATGAATATCTACATCAAGGATTGGCAAAGAGAGCATTCACTCGCACGTGGACTCTTTCTGATGATGTTGAAGTTTGTGATACTTTATTTGTTGATGGACTTCTCACTATTAAAATTAAAAGAGTTATCCCAGAACACCAGAAGAAAAGGGTATATGAACTTAAATAAATACTGTGGGGCTACTCACAAATTATTGTTGCCGCAAGGGGAGCAACTGGCAAAATCCAGTTGACGCTCCCCCATTTTTTTGCTATAATGTATTGTAACTTGAAAGAGGTATGCTTGAATGTCATTAAAACTTGTACTACTTAGATCTGGAGAAACTCTTGTTTCTGATACCAAAGAGATGTATACTGAGGATCAAGAAACTGGTGATCGCAATGTTCATGGATATCTACTCAAAAATCCATATGTGGTAATGAGTCAAAATCCAGTATATTTGTGTGAGGAGGGATCAAATTCCAAATCAAGTGACAATATCCAAGTGTCTATGACTCCTTGGATTTTACTTACCAATCAAGAGGAAATTCCAGTTCCTACCGATTGGGTTGTTACTATTGTCGAACCAGTAAATTCTTTAAAAAATCTTTATGAGGAAAATATAAATGGAAAAAATAGTGAAGTGTCTACTTCTGAAAATTGATACAGTACTTATAACTGAAATGGTTGAAGTCGTCTCCGAACTTGGAGAACCAGATTGTAAATTAATTGATCCATATGAGTTCACTGATGATGGTGAACTGGTTCTTTGGCCAGAAGTAACTGATCAAAGAGAACTGATGATTCATTCTGATAGTATTTTGACTATTGTAGATCCTAAACCAGAAATTGTTGAAAAGTATCTTGAACTAACTGCATAATGCGCTTTTATACAAATGTCCAGATGGTCGGGGACCACTTCTTGGTCCGTGGTTATGAAAATGGTAAACATTTCATGACTCGTGAGAAGTTTTACCCGACTCTTTTTGTCCCCTCAAAAAACAATACACAATATCAAACATTAAGTGGTGAATATGTTGAACCAATTCAACCTGGGACTGTACGCGAATGTAGAGAGTTTATTAAAAAATATGATGGTGTAAGGGGATTTGATATTTCTGGAAATGACCGATACATCTATCAGTATATTTCCGAGATTTATCCAGAAGATGAACTCAAGTTTGATATTAGTAAAATTAAAGTTACAACAATCGATATTGAGGTTGCATCTGAAAATGGATTTCCTGATGTAGAAAGTTCTGCTGAGGAAGTTCTGCTTATTTCAATTCAAGATTATAATACGAAACAAATTCGTACTTGGGGTCTTGGCAAATTTAATAATCAGCAGAGTAATGTAAACTATCGTTCTTTCACAAACGAGCATGATTTGTTAAACGATTTCATTAGTTGGTGGATGATTGAGGAGAATACTCCAGAAGTCATTACTGGTTGGAATAGTGAACTGTACGATATTCCATATTTGGTTCGTCGTATAGACCGTGTTCTTGGTGAAAAACTGATGAAGCGTATGTCTCCATGGGGTCTAGTTACTGAACGGGAGACCTTTATTTCTGGACGTAAGCACATTTCTTATGATATTGGTGGAGTAAGTCAACTTGATTATCTGAATCTTTATAAAAAATTTACTTATAAAGCACAAGAATCTTATCGTCTGGACCATATTGCAAATGTAGAACTAGGGCAGCAGAAGTTAGACCACTCTGAATTTGATACATTCAAAGACTTTTACACCAAAGGTTGGCAGAAATTTGTAGAATATAACATTAAGGACGTTGAACTTGTTGACCGTCTGGAAGACAAGATGAAACTCATCGAACTTGCTTTGACTATGGCATATGATGCTAAAGTCAATTACTCTGATGTATTTTCTCAAGTAAGAATGTGGGATACAATCATTTACAATTATTTGAAAAAGAGTAATATTGTGATTCCTCCAAACGTAAGGTCTGATAAAGACTCTAAGTATGCTGGTGCTTATGTAAAGGAACCGATTCCTGGTGTGTATGATTGGGTGGTTAATTTTGACCTTAACTCCCTATATCCTCACTTAATTATGCAATACAACATTTCACCAGAAACTTTGGTGGAACAGAGGCATCCATCAGTAACTGTAGATAAGATTTTGAATCAAGAGATTGATTTTGAACCTTATAAAGAGTATGCTGTGTGTGCAAATGGTGCGATGTTCCGTAAAGATGTTCGTGGATTTCTTCCAGAACTGATGGAGAAGATCTATAAGGATCGTACCATCTATAAGAAGAAAATGATTGCGGCAAAACAGGAGTATGAAAAGAAAAAGACAAAAGCACTGGAAAAGGAGATTGCAAGGTGTAATAACATCCAGATGGCAAGGAAGATTCAACTTAATAGTGCTTATGGTGCTATTGGTAATCAGTACTTCCGTTATTTTAAACTAGCAAATGCAGAGGCAATCACTCTTTCTGGGCAAGTTTCAATTCGTTGGATTGAAGAAAAAATTAACAAGTACCTAAACAAAATTCTTAAAACTGAGGATATTGATTATGTCATTGCTTCTGATACTGATTCCATTTATCTTAATATGGGCCCTCTGGTTGACACTGTATACAAGGGAAGAGAGAAAACTACTGAAAGCATTGTCTCGTTCCTTGATAAGGTCGCTCAAGTGGAACTTGAAAAGTATATTGAAGGTTGCTACCAAGAACTGGCGGACTATGTGAATGCATACGACCAGAAAATGCAGATGAAACGGGAGAATATTGCCGACCGTGGAATCTGGACTGCTAAGAAGCGTTATATTCTCAATGTCTGGGATAGTGAGGGTGTTCGTTATGAAGAACCCAAACTTAAGATGATGGGCATTGAGGCAGTTAAATCTTCTACTCCCGCACCTTGTCGTCAGATGATTAAGGATGGATTAAAATTGATGATGAGTGGAACTGAAGAACAAGTAATTGAGTTTATCGATAAGTGTCGTTCTGACTTTAGAAAACTTCCTCCAGAATCTATTGCCTTTCCTCGCACAGCATCTGATGTTCGTAAGTATCGTTCTCATTCGGACATTTATGCTAAAGGCACACCTATTCACATTCGTGGTTCTCTTCTCTTTAATCATTATATTAAAGATAAAAATCTTACCAATAAATATTCACTTATTGGTAACGGTGAAAAGATTAAGTTTATTTACCTTAAAAAACCAAATATCATTCAGGAAAACATCATCTCATTTATCCAAGACTTTCCAACAGAACTTGGTCTTGACAAATACATCGATTATGAACTACAATTTGAAAAGAGTTTTCTTGAACCACTAAAATCTATTCTTGATGCAATTGGATGGAAGGTGGAAAAAACTGTAAACCTTGACTCATTTTTCTTTTAATGGATTTACCTATTAATGACGGCGAACTGCAAAAAATTATTAGTGCTCTTGGATTTGGTGGAGACGCAGCACTCTACCATAAACTAAAACTAGTAAAGGAACTTAGAGAACAAGGTCTTCTTTATAAAAAAATACTTCGTGAAGAATATGGAATGGTTGTATGAATCTACCTATTACTGAATCTGAATTTAATTATATACTTCAAGTTGTCAAATCAAATAAACAATTATATAATAAACTTTGGACATATTGGTTCAATTACAAATATCAAAATGGTAAATAATTATGGATTTTCTTAAAGACATTGTAAAAGAAATTGGTGGAGAATACACACAACTCGCATCAGACATTGACGAGACTGAATCTTATGTGGACACGGGTTCGTACATATTTAATGCTCTTGTCAGTGGGAGCATCTTTGGTGGCGTATCTGGTAACAAGATTACTGCAATCGCAGGTGAAAGTTCTACAGGAAAAACTTTCTTTAGTTTGGCTGTGGTCAAGAATTTTCTTGATAATAATCCTACTGGATATTGCCTGTACTTCGATACTGAAGCTGCAATCACACGATCCTTACTGGAGAGCAGAGGTATTGACACAACTAGAGTGGTTGTCGTCAATGTTGTTACAGTTGAAGAGTTTCGTGGTAAGGCACTGAAGGCAGTTGACCTTTACTTGAAGAAACCCGAAGGAGAACGCAGTCCTTGTATGTTTGTGTTAGACTCTCTGGGAATGCTTTCTACCAGCAAGGAAATTAATGATGCCCTAAATGATAAAGAAGTTCGTGATATGACCAAATCACAACTTATCAAAGGTGCATTTCGTATGCTCACTTTAAAACTTGGTCAAGCAAACATTCCAATGATTGTAACGAATCATACCTACGATGTTATTGGTGCTTATGTTCCTACTAAAGAGATGGGAGGTGGTAGTGGTCTTAAGTATGCTGCTTCTACAATCATTCATCTTTCAAAGAAAAAAGAAAAAGATGGAACAGAAGTTATTGGAAACATTATCAAGGCAAAGACTGCTAAGTCACGTTTGAGTAAGGAGAATCAACAAGTAGAAGTTCGTCTTTATTATGATGAACGTGGTCTTGATAGGTATTACGGTTTGCTTGAATTGGGTGAACTTGGTGGTATGTGGAAAAACGTTGCAGGACGTTATGAAATTGATGGCAAGAAAATCTATGCCAAACAAATTCTTAAAGAACCTGAAGTGTACTTTACCGAAGAGGTAATGCAAAAACTTGATGTAATTGCTAAAGGTGAGTTTAGTTATGGTAATTGACTGTTTTCCATATTTTAATGAAAAGGAAATTCTGGAACTAAGAATTAATATTTTAAATAGTTATGTTGATAAATTTTTAATTTTTGATGCAAATTACACTCATAGCGGTATTCCAAAACCTTTCACATGTAAACAAACTATTTCGGATCTTGGATTAGTATCAGACAAAATTGAAATTATTGAACTAGATTTATCTGATGAAAAGTTGCCAATTTCTGATGAATATGATAAATTGTGGAATAGTGATGCTACATTGGGAAGCAGAGAACGTTTACAAAGAGATGGAATTTTATCAGTTTTAGATAATTTTGATGATAATGATGTATTCATTGTATCAGATTGTGATGAAATAATAAATCCAATTAATATAAAATTTTTGAGTGATATTTTAAAATATCAATATAATGCTGTTATAAAAGTTCCATTAATTCTTTTGGAAGGAAGAGCAGATCTAAGAACGTATTATTCTAATAGTTCTGTTGAAAAACCTTGGAATAAATCGATGTATATGTGTTTAAAGCATCATTTACAAAAGTGTTTTCCTACTCAGATTAGAGCAGAATATAATCTTCCATTTGGAGTCACTTATGCCACACAAAATAATGAAGTTCTTACAGATCTTGGGTGGCATTTTACTTGGATGGGAGATACTGTTAATAGAATAATAAAGGCAAAATCTTTTTGCCATTATTCGGATAGTCTGGTAGAATCTATGAAATATTATGAACCAAAAGAAGATGCCATTAGTCCAGAATCAATATATTTTAGTAACGAGGATTATGTATTGAAAAAATATCCAATTGAAAATCTTCCACAAATAATTTTTGAATTGCCCAGAGTAAAACAATTTCTTTTGCCTTAATGGAACGACTTGAACATACGATTCTACGAAATCTTGTATATAATGAAGATTATTCTAGAAAAGTTATACCTTTTATACAACCCGAATATTTTGAGCAAAGGTCTGAAAAAGTAATCTTTGAGGAAATTGTTCACTTTATTGTTAAGTATAATTCTGCAATTACTAAAGAAGCACTTGGTATTGAGATTGAGAATCGGGTTGATTTAACTGAAACCGATATTAAAGATATTCGTGAGGTGTGTGAAACACTGAATGATTCTGTAGTGGAGAAGCAATGGTTGCTAGATACTACTGAGAAGTGGTGTCGTGACCGAGCAATTTATCTTGCTCTGATGGAATCAATTCATATTGCTGATGGTAATGATGGAAAGAAGAATAGGGACGCAATTCCTAGTATTCTTTCTGATGCCCTAGCAGTATCCTTTGATAATAACATCGGACACGACTATCTTCAGAATTATGAGGGACGTTATGAGTTTTATCACCGCAAAGAAGATAAGATCGAATTTGATCTGGAATATTTCAACAAAATCACAAAAGGTGGCATACCTAATAAGACTCTCAATATTGCTCTCGCTGGTACGGGAGTCGGGAAATCCCTCTTTATGTGCCATGTTGCTAGTGCCGCGTTGTTACAAGGCAGGAACGTACTCTACATCACTCTTGAGATGGCGGAAGAGCGAATTGCAGAGAGAATTGATGCGAACCTTCTCAATGTCCCGATTCAGCAATTGGTTGACCTCCCACGTGCAACATTTGAGAACAAAGTAACAAGTCTATCAAAGAAAACTCAAGGATCTCTTATCATTAAGGAGTATCCTACTGCTTCTGCACACTCTGGACATTTCAAGGCACTATTGAATGAACTTGCTCTTAAGAAATCATTCCGACCTGATATTATTTTCATTGACTACCTTAATATTTGTGCTTCCAGTAGGCATAAGGCAAATGGTTCTGCAAATTCTTATTCATATATCAAGTCAATTGCAGAAGAACTTAGGGGTTTGGCAGTTGAATTCAATGTTCCTATTGTTTCCGCTACCCAGACTACTCGTAGTGGTTATGGGAACTCTGATGTTGAACTTACTGATACTAGTGAGTCCTTTGGCCTCCCTGCTACTGCTGATCTTATGTTTGCCCTTATTTCTACTGAAGAGTTGGAGGGGTTAGGGCAGATTATGGTGAAACAATTGAAAAATCGTTATAATGATCCAACAGTATTCAAGCGTTTTGTAGTAGGTATTGATCGTGCAAAGATGAGACTTTATGATGTGGAGCAATCCGCACAAAAGGATATAGTTGACAGCGGACAAGAAGAGGAGTATAATTATGAAGAAAGCAAATCTAAAAAATCATTCAAAGGATTTAAGTTTTAAATATGGCAACTATTGAACCTAATAAGTATATTGAATTTGTTCGTCAAACCACCAGTCCAGCAAGTAGTGAATATCCAAAACTTGTTGAGCGTTTGAATGAACTGGAAGAACAAGGTGCTGATGTTCCTCGTCTACTAACTGCTGCATTTGGTATGAGTGCCGAGGCAGGTGAATTTACCGAAGTAGTCAAAAAGATTTTTCTTCAAGGAAAACCTTATACTGAAGAGAATGTCTTTCATATGAAGCGTGAACTTGGAGACTTGTGTTGGTATCTTGCACAAGCGTGTATGGCACTGGATATTACTTTTGAGGAAGTTCTTGAAATGAACTATGAGAAACTGAGTGCTCGTTATCCAGAGGGTAGTTTTGATGTTTATCGTTCTGAAAATCGTGTTGAGGGAGACCTGTGAGTAAAGAGAAGCAAGTGACTATTAAGATGGATGTTCGTTCTGCTGCGGCAGTTCGTCAACTTCTTTTTGAACACCAAAAAGGATACACATATGATGAGGGTTCTGTTCCTCCTCGTATTACTGATATTCGTTTGGTCATTATAGACCTTGATGAAAAGATTGAGTCAGCAATTTCTTAATTTTTTACTAATATTTGAAGATAATATCTGATGGATTATTTAATTGATTATAATCAAATAGAACCAAAATTAAAATTATTGGTTGATAATCATGATTTAATCCTAAATGAATATTCCTCAAATAAAGATAAATTAATTTTTAAAGATTTTACTTCAGAACAAAAACAAAGTATTTCATCTATACATTCTGGATATACAATAAATTTAAATACATATGCTGCAGCAAATCGAAGAAATATTGAAAAATATGGATGGCATGTTGCAGCTCTTTTTGCAGATGGAAAAAATTTTATTAAAAATACCTCACATCTTCCAATATTAAAAAATACTTTACGTGAAATAAATTTATTGACTGTATGTTCTATTAATGTTTTAGATCCGGGAATTAGTTTGGATTGGCATTATGATACTGATTATATACCAGGAGTTAAATTGCTAAGGATATTGTGGGGTTTAGATATTGTTGAAGAACACAATAATGAATGTTTTATTCAGTTTAGAGATTCTGAAACTGGAAATATAGATACAAAATTATTTAAAAATAAAGAATTTTATATTTTTCACCCAATGCAAGAACATAGAGTTGAAAATAATCTATCAACTTCTAGGTCTATTATTTGTATCGACTATATACGTGATAATGAAATACATTCTATTTTTAGTTGATGAAAAAATTTTTTACTTTGGAAGAAATTAATCCAAAATTAAATTTATTGACTAAAAGATTTGATAAAATTCAAAAAGAATTTTTTGAATGTAAAAAAAATCTTATCTGGACAAATTGGAATGGTGATAATAATTATTCTCAAATAAAAGATTCTCCATATGCTGGATGGAAAATTGCAGCTTTACTTTTCGAACATGCAAATGATTGTATTAAAAATGAATTAAAGAAAAATTATAATCAGAATGTAGAATTTAATTATGAAAATTCCACGTTTATTTTTGATAATTGTAAATACTTTCCAATTTTAAAATCATCTCTTTTTGAAATTGGAATTAAAAAACGAGTTGGGATAAGTGTTGTATTTCCTGGAAAGGAAATAAAATGGCATATTGATCCTGACCCAGAAACTAAAGATTATGCTATAATTCGTGGACTGTGGACAATTGATGTTAACATAGATTCATGTGGTGAATGTGCTTTATATTTGGGTGATGAAAAGAGTCCAAAAAAACATTATTTTAAAAATAATGAATTTGTATTTTTTTGGGGAAGAACAAAACATAAAGTTGTAAATACTTTACAAACGCCAAGATATGTGCTATGCTTTGATCAAATAATTTCAAGAGATTATCTTTTAAGTTTGGGGAATTAGCTCAGTTGGTAGAGCGCCTGGCGCCTGCTTTGCAAGCAGGATGTCAGCGGTTCGAGTCCGCTATTCTCCATAAATATTTTAAAAACATGAATATACTTGGAAATAATTCTGAAAAAGATGTAATTAATAATCTTTTAGGAGAATTTTTAAAATTTTATAATACCAAATTTCATTCTGAAGAAAAAATTTTTGAAGATTTTTTGACGTATTTTTATTTTATTTTTGACGGCAAATTGGAAAATATTAGATCAAACGGAGTAAAGAATAAATATATAAAGATTAGGGCAAATATATTAGAATATATTATCAAGAATAAAAAAATGATAATCTTAAGTATTCTAAAAAAATATCAAAATAGATAATGAAAAATTATTTTACATTTTTAACGGAAGCAACCGCCGCATCCGATCAAGCAAAACGCTTGGCACTTGCCCCAGATGGGCATGGTGGGTGGTATAATAGGGCTACCGGCGAATTTGAAGCAAAAACCGTGAACGGAAAACTCCAATTTTATAACAAAAGGCAGCGAATTCCTGGGAAGGATCCAAAACAAACTCCAAGAGAAAAGGAAATTGCTTCTAAAAGTTATGTGGATCCACAACTAGCACCTGTGCAACAACCAATCGTACCTGCGGCAGATCAAGTATCTATGGACCAGGTAGCAATTGATCAAGTACCGTTAGATCAGACAGTAGTTGATCCAAATATGGAAAATCAAATTCAAACCCCAGAATTTGTTCCTCAACCAGTCGAAAAAACCAAAGGAACTTTAGTAGTTGTTTTTGGACGTTTTAACCCCCCTACTATTGGTCATCAACAGTTGATGGATATTGCATATGATACTGCAATGCAAAGTGGTGGTGATTATATAATTGTTCCTTCACGTAGTCAGGATAAAAAGAAAAATCCATTAGATCCTGATACAAAAATCTCAATAATGAGAAAAATTTTTCCAGATCATAGTGAAAGAATAGTAAATGATCCAAATTTTATTACTATTTTTGATGTATTAAAAAAGGCATATAATGATGGATATGCAGATATTATAATTGTTTCTGGTTCAGATAGAGTTAAGGAATTTGAAAAAATTTCCAATAACTATAATGGGCAATTGTATCAATTTGACAACATTCAAGTTATTTCTGCTGGAGAAAGAGATCCTGATGGAGATGGACTTGAATCAATATCCGCATCAAGACTAAGATTGGCAGCTGCCGAAGGTGATTTGATTACTTTCCGTCAAGGACTTCCTACAGGAATGTCGAATAAAGAAGTAATCCAATTATTTGATATGGTTCGTCAAGGAATGGAAATTCTGGACATGCAGCAGGAGGGATATAATATTTGGGAAATTGCCCCAGAATTTGATGCTCAATCTTTGAGAGAAAACTATATCAAAAAAAATATATTTAATATTGGAGAAATAGTTGAAAATGTCAATACTGGAATGGTTGGTAAAATCATCCGTAGGGGAACAAATTATTTAATTTGTGTCACTGAAAATGGAATGATGTTTAAATCCTGGATAAAGGATGTTTCGGAATCTTATACTGAAAAAAGTATGTCTAGAACTATGAGATTACCGGATAAACCAAATACTTTAATTGGTACAGATGGATACAGAAAGAATGCCATGAAAGTGATGGGATTATCTCGTATAAAGAATTTCATAAATAAGAATAGGAAAAAAAAGTAGCAAATTAAATTCTCACATGAAAAATCATATTTCTGAGGAACTTCCTGCAAGAAAGCATCCCCAAAGTTCACTATCCGTAAAATCAAAGTCTAATGACGGTGAAAGTGATCGTGAAGAAAAAACCCCAGAAGCTAGGGTTAGGCAGGCAAAGTATGATATTAGATATCGTGCAAGAAGAGAAGGTATTCCTCTTCGTCAAGCATATTCCCAATATATGCAAAATAGTTCTATGAGTGAATCGGAAAAAATGGAAGTAAGAAAGGCACTTTTTTCTGAAGGTGGAATGCAAGCAGAGGACTTTAATATTGAGCAACTAGCATCAACTAGTGTTGCAAATGCACTATTTAAAGTTTTTGTAGAAGGAAATTCTAAAGATTATTCTGAAGATTCTGGAGAATATATTGAAGAATTAAAAGCACATCTCAATAAGTATGTTAATTCTGCGAATAAGAAATATAAAGTTAGAGTTACTGATAAAAATGGCGTATCTTATGTAAGATATGCAGATCGTCAGAAAATTTCGGAACTTCGTTCTAATCCAAATATTGATTCAGTTGAAATGACCGAATATGGAACTCCATATGAAGGTGAAAGGTCAAAGGGTGAAAGAACCGCAGCAGCAAAATCTGGTAAGGGTCTTGATGCTGTAGGAAAAGAAGATAGTGACGTTGATAATGATGGTAAGAAAAATGATCCTAATGATAAGTACTTATTAAATCGCCGTAAAAAAATTGGCGATGCAATGAAGACAAGAATGGAAGCACTTGATCCGGTAGGTCAAGAGGATGATGATATTGATAATGATGGTAAGGTGGATAAGAATGACAAGTATCTAAAGAATCGCCGCAAAAAAATTGGTAATGCAATTGCCACCCAAAAAGAAGAATTTATTGGTGAAGTAGTAAAGGAAAAAAAAAATCCTAAGGATGCGACCATAAATGTAATGAAAGGGACCAATAGAAAGGTCATAAATCTTTCCCCTAAGATGGGTATTTCAGAAGATAGTTATTCTAAGTTTCTTAATAAAGTTCACAATTTAAATGAGAAAGCAGAAAGTGAGCAACAACAAAAACTTTTTGGACTTGCTCTTTCTGTTAAAAGGGGAAAAACATCACGTTCTGAAGTAAGTGCCGAAGTTTTAAAAATTGTTGATACAATGTCAGAGAAAAAAATTCGTGATTTTGCTAAAACAAAACATGAAGGAATTCCTGTTCATAAAGAAGAAACTGCTTGCGATTCTTCTGAACCAAAAAGAGATACTAGGGGAGATTATGCTAAGAAAGAGGTAATTAAAAATAAATTAAGATCTGGAATGGGTATTAAAAATCCTATTGTAATGATTTCAGACGAAGAAGATGTTAAGGAGGGTGCTGGATTAAGTGTTGGAATTTCGAAACTTGCTGGCAATCTTTTATCGAATCCAAGAACTTCTTCTGAACAAGGAGCAAAAAATTTCCAAAAAAATGTTGCTGATCCAATTGGTAAAGCAGTAAAAGGTGCTGCACGTGCAGTTCTTCAACCTGCAAATATGTCTCCAGAGGCACAAAAAGCAAGAAGAGATAAGTATAGGCCTGAAGAGGTTGAATTTGATGGTGAAGTTATTGATGAAAAGACAAGATACGCGAAAGAAACCGGAATCAATTACAGAAAGGGTAAACCTCAACCAAAAGGTGGAAGTGCCAAAGATGATAAGGCATTTCAAATTGTATCTAAAATGATGGGTTTTGGCAGAGCAGGAGTTGAACCAAGAGGAAAGAAAAAAGAACCAGGTAAAAAACCACCGGCCGCTGGCGAACGTGGTGGTCCAATGTCACCTGCTCAAAAAGTGCAAAGAAATCGTGATGCTGCAAAGCGCGGTGAAGAAAACATGAGTTCAAGATTTGACTGATTCTAAATAATCCAGGTTTCATTCACACGAGGTTATTATGTCAGCACTCATCGCATGGGCACTTGCTAACCAAGCACTTATCGCAACTGTTCTTTTTGCAGTTTCGGAAGCACTTGGAGCAAACCCAAAAATCAAAGCAAACGGTATTCTTTCACTCATTCTTATTCAGGCACAAAATGCCCTAAAAGCAAGGGGCGGCAAAGATCTTACTCCTTGAGATTTTTCTTATAAACGTAAAGGGGAGACCAAAACTTGAGGTCTCCTTTTTTTATAAATACTATTAGAAATAATCTTTACGAGTAAAAGACATGGCACTCTGGGGAAATAATGATAACAAATTTTCAGGTGGAACAGTAACTTTAAATTATAGTACTCTTGTAGTAACTGGTAGTGGAACTAGCTTTGGGCAAGTTGGAGCTGCTGCTACTGGAGATGTAATTCGTTTTGGCACATTGGGTGAAATTGGAAATGCTGTCATTGTGGGTATCGCAAGCACGACGACACTTTCTATTGCTTCCACAACGGGACTTAGTGGTGGGGCAGTTTCTGCGGCAACTTACTATATTAGTGAACTTCCAAAATACACTGTTCGTGATAGTCGTTGGAGTGAAAGCAACACTAATTATGAACCACATATTTATGGTGTTGCTGATGCTGGCATTGCCGCTGCTCAAGGAACTTCATATGCATTGACTCATGAGGGTTGGGTTGGTGTTACTACATATAATGACAGTAATGGAACTTTAAGAGTTAAATCGGAAGTTCTTGTTGCAATGTCTGGTATTACTACTGGAAATCTTCCAATTTATGATGCAAATCCAACTATTGCATAATAGATTAACATGAGATTTGATGAGTTGAATGAAGATAACTATATGTTATTTGCTATAAAATTCTATGATAATCCTCAGGCAGTCACCAAAGACGATTTTGAGGACGATTTAAAACGTATACGGTATATTAAAAGATTACTCAAGCGTTATAAAAAAGATGGTGATTTGAAAATTCATTTGATTCTCAATCACCTTACAATATTGTTTAATGTCTTTGATGATGCTGCAGTACCTTTGCTATTTTATAATCTTGAAAAAGATCTTTGGCCAACAATAAAAAGTTTTTTATTATTTTTAAATCGTCTTCCTGAATATCCAAAAACATCAATAGACGATATTCCTGAAGATATGAACTGTTTATCCAAATTAAAGGAATTATGATGGATATTAATAGAATCATCTCAATTATTCGACAACTAAAAGAGGAAGGTATTGTCAATGCAGTTGGTGCTGGCGGATTGACCAATGCAGCAACTCCTCCAGGAAGACTTGATGGTTATGATAAAGTAATGGGAATGGTAAGAAGAAAAGAAATAATTGGTAAAGGTAAGTTTGCTGGTGCAAGAACTCGCTGGAAAAAACCACAACTATAAGTAATCCAATGTACTCACCCCCTCAAACAATAGAAACAAAGGTTGCAATCCTTGAGGAAAAGATTCATACTACTGAGCAGTTGATGCAACGTATTGAGAGTGCGATTGAAAAGATAAGTGAAGTAAATGCAAATGTAACTAAAATGCTTGTAGTTCACGAAGAAAAAATTAATAATGGGGAAAAGATAGAAGATATACTCTTTACAAAAATGGATCAGTTGAAAGATAAAATGGATAAGGACCATACTGCGGTATTAGCAAAGTTGCAAGGATTAGAAAAGAAAGTTTGGATAGGTATTGGAGTTCTTGCAGCAGTAAGTTTCACAATCAATAATTCTGGATTGGTCACTCGCATCTTGACACCAGCACAAGATAACGGTACAATAGAGAGACTGAAATAAGAACCCTTCACAATGGATTTGATTGATTCCAAGTATATTGGACTCGTATCTTCGCGTCTTCAAAAATTCAAAAGGGTTAAGTCGGATTTGTACACATTCCGTTGCCCGATTTGTGGAGATTCTCAGAAGAACAAAAACAAGACAAGGGGATACATTTACCCAGTCAAGAATAATACAAACTTCAAGTGCCATAACTGTGGAGCAAGTTTATCATTCAATAACTTTCTTAAACAACTAGATCCAACACTTCATAAGCAATATACTCTTGAAAAGTTTAAGGAAGGGCATACTGGTAAGAACTTTGTAGTTGAAGAACCAAAGTTTGAATTTAAGAAACCTACCTTTAAGAAAAAATTAGATTTGCCTAAAGCATCTGATAATCCAATTGCTAAACAATATCTTGAGAAGAGACTTTTAAATCCAGAAAAGTTTTATTTTGCTGACAAATTTCAGGCATGGACTAACACTCAAAAATCCACATTTAGTAGGATTGTAAGAGATGAAAGTCGCATAGTGATACCATTACACACTAGAGAAGGTGAAATCTTTGGATTCCAAGGAAGATCTCTAGGACCTAGTAATGTTAAATATATCACAGTGATTTTAGATGAGAGTATTCCAAAAGTTTATGGACTAGACGAGGTAAGTACAGATGAAACAATCTACGTCACAGAAGGACCCTTTGATTCAACGTTTGTCAAAAATGCCATCGCAATGTGTGGATCGGATATTCTACTCGATAGTCTTAATTTGGGTGATGATATTGTCTATGTACTTGATAATGAACCCCGCAACAAGGAAATCTGTAATAGAATTTCTAAACTCATCGACGGAGGTAAAAAAGTAGTCATCTGGCCAAAAGCAGTTCAGCAAAAAGATATTAATGATATGGTGCTCGCTGGACTTTCTGTTATGAATGTGTTAAAATCAAATACA